GGGCTTGGCTAGTCCTACGCGCTTACGCGCTGGCTAGAAAACGTATAATTACTGGCAACTGATTAGGGCGCCACACTTGCACAATTACGCCCGCTTTATCTAAACGCTCGAGCCATTTCTCTTGTGTTTTGCGTACTACGCCCACATCGGTTTTAAGTTCTGCGAAAACTAGCACACCCTTGCTATTGAGTAACACCAAATCGGGGAAACCGCTATCGCCTTGTATGTGTGTAGCCCATTTGCCGCGCCTGTTCATTGCTGGTAGGTCATGGTGAACCATCCAGCCGTACCGAGTGGCGATCTCAATAACACTGTTCTTAAACTGTGCTTCAAGCATTGCCATTAGCGCGCAATTCCGCTAGACATTGCCAAGCCTCGCTAAGCGCTTTCCACGTTTCTTTACCATCCTCTAAACGCGCAACTTGCTTACGCAATAATTCTATTTCTGCACGTAATACATTGCATTGGTCGCGCAAATAGTCATTTAATTGTTTTTCATCCATTATTTGCCTTGCCTCATCATCACTAAAACGGTTAGCCAAACGCCAATAATTATGCCAATAATGTTAAACGCTGCATAAACCATTAGTCAGCCTTGCTACTTGGCAAATTCTTTAACGCGTCAATAACCTGCGTAGCCTGTTCAGGGTTTAACGTCTCGAGTGTTACCGCGTCGCTATCCAACGTGGCTGCAATGTAATCGTGCAGCGCCGCTTCATCAAACCCCGCGCCTTTAGCCAATGACTTAATAAAGTAAACCTGTTTTTGGCTGGCCTGTTTAGGATGCGCGCTAGACGTTTCACGCCTTATAGGTGCTATTTGTGCATCAGGTTTTTTAGGGTCTTGCCGCGCTTCAATTTCGTTACGGCTAGCAATGCTCTTGCTTATGCCAAACCCCATGTAACCCAACGCACGGCCTAACGCGCTAGTCATTCCTACCATGAATTCACTATTTTTGGTGTAGGGGGTTTTGCCCGGGTAAGGCTCGGCAGCTGTAGCAATGCTCGGGATTAGATCGCTGGCGTCGCGCCAAACGGTAATTGTGCAACGGTAAAACGTCGAGCCATCGGGCATCGTTACTACTTCGGCAGCGGTTTCTTGTATGCGTAGATCGGGGTAACGCTTTAATGCTTCGGCTAGGCGTGTTGGTACGTCTACGTAGTTGTCAATGTTAAAGGCCATTAGCGCCAGTCCTTTTTGCATGTGCCGGGGTGAAAATACAAATAGTGCTTTTGCGTTTTACTTGCTTTGTAGGCGTATGTAATTACGCCACACTTGCGGCAGGGTTTCATGGTCGGGGGCTTTCTGTTAGTCGGGTGAATTAGTTATTTATAGCAGATGCGTATAGCGCGGTTGCGGGCAACATTTCCATAGGCCATAATTCGGCTTGTGGCATGGCGTAGCACGCTAACGGTAGATCAGTAGCCCAACGGCCTGCAGTATTGCAGCGCTTAAGGTTTGACCAGCCGGCAAGGTTTACGGTAAATGTGTCGCGGTCAATGATTGCCAAAATGTATAGGCCGGTTTTATCCTCGGCGTGTGTAAGCAAACGCCCGTTGGCGTGGTATGTGGCGCGCACCTCGTAACCTGCCACGTCGTTAGCCTTGGGGTCATAGGCGGTAAATCCCCACTCGACGCCGAGGTATGCAGCTACGGCCTGTTCGCCGTAACAGCCTTTTAAGTGTCGGTCATAACTTGTACTGGCTACCGGCACGTTGTAACGGTTTTTCATTTTGCCCGCTTCACACTCCATAGCCTTTTTGTAGGCCACGTCACGCGCATTTAATACCTGTTTGGGTGTAAGCGTAATAAGCGTCATATCAGCCGCCTAACGCCTCTACAGCCTCGCTAATGGCCTGCCAGCCTGCCTCATCACCGCTTAGGTCTAAGTCAGTTGCTAGCAGTTTTAAGCGCGCTATTAGGTCTGCGTGCTTGGGCTTGTAGGGGATATGTGCGGGCCTGCATATTTCGTCTATTAGGTCAAATACGGCCATTTGGTGTTTTGCCATTGCGTTTGCTGTCGGGTCTAACATGCGTCTGCTTTCCTCGCTTAGTGAGTTGTCGGGGTCTATGTACTGTTTTACTTCGCTATATTCCATGGTAACCAACCGCTGTTACGCCAAATAGCAACCATGGCACGTGTGTTAATTGTTGGGTCGTAAAGATCGTCGCACGTCTCGAGTATGCCCTTGGCTTGTAGCCAGCCAGTAGGCCAATACTTGTTAGGGCGGCACCAATACCCGTTAATTTGGTAAATGGAATAACTGCCCCCATTTGTGTCATAGGCATTGAACGCATCACTTGTGCATCGGCTCTCGCGATATGCGACCTTTAGCGCGGTGTCTAACTGATCTTGAGGTAAACCCTCGGCTAACGCCAAAACGGCTACCTGTTCGCACGTACCCACGTATGGGGGCAATGTAGTAGTAGTTAATGGGGTTGCCACGTAAACGGTTGTAGGGCTTACGGGGCGGTCTTGTGCGGGGTCTGTAGGCATTGGCAACAGGTATGCAATGCCGGCAGCTGTAAGGGTGAATAGCGCGGTGAACGCGGCTTTAAGTGCGATGGTCATAGTTTCTCTAACTGGTAGGGCGTTTGCCATGTACCGCCGGCAATGGTCTTAAACGCAAGTTGGCTGGCTAACACTTCGAGGGTGTCAGGGTTTCTAAAAATCTGTACTAATACTTCGCGCCCGTTTTCTAGTTTGCCTACAAATGCTTCATAGGTAAAGGTTTGTAGTTCAGTCATGCGCGGTAAACCTCTTTTCGTCGGTAGCAAAACGGTAGTAGGCGCGTGTTACGCGGTGGGGGATGCTGGCGCAATTCCTTGTAGGTATTGGGTTACCGCTAGCGGTACTTTGTCACCGGGCCAGTAAAACCAATGCCATGGCTCGGCTGGCATTACCTCTAGTGACCATCCAAAACTAGGCCCGACGTCGCACATAAAGGTAAATGTTTCGCCTGACATGTTGGCAAAATCTACGGCCAAACCGAGGTTATGCCGACTACTACCCGGCACCGCCATTGGCGCATTGCCCGGCTTCAGGTAATAATTCTTGCCCTCATATACTCGAGGTTTAACGCCTGCGATTGGCTCTAGTTGGTATCGCGCTAAAAACCCTTGACGCTGTAACGAAACGCTGCGGTATGTGTCACCCGCGCTAATGGGCTTAAATTGTTTTATGCCAGCGGCGAACGCTGCAGCTCTAACCGCGTTGTATGCGTTGGCTGCTAATGGGTGCAATTTGCCAAACGGCTTTAGGTCTACTAACAGGTTTGCTGGTAGTTCACCCGGCTTAACGTGCGCCAAGTTGGCTGGCATTACCAGTTTCTTAATCGGTGGATGCACTTGAACCGGGCTTACTCTTTAGGCCGTTAGATGCAACTAGCCCGCTAAGTGTGCCGGTAAGAAAAACTAGCAACGTGCTTAACAGGTCAATTAGTTGCGCGTCGGTTGGTGCTTGCTCGGTTGGCTGATCTACAAACAGAATGCCGTAAATAAATGCCATCACGGTAAACGAAAAACAGATAGCCATTAAACGGCCAACGAAAACTATTAGCCCTGCGTGCTGTTGCTCGGGTGTCTTATTCACATGCGGCCTTAGTGAAACATTGGTACTTGATATTCGTTTTAGAAACTGTGCAACCACTACAACCCCAAACTACTACGGCAACAAATAGCACGTACCCAATCATATAACGCCATTTCATTATTCAGGAATGTAATCAACTTGTTTTTGTATAAACGCTTCGTACTCGGCGGGAGTCATTGGGCGCACAACACCATCAACTTGGATATGTACCTCGTCGTGCGGGTACATTGCTATTGCTTCCTGATATGTCATTTTATTGCCTAACTGTTCGCGTATCCGTAAACGTTAATTGTGCCACCTGTTAAAGTTCCTGTATCTGGCGTTAAAGTAAAAGCGGTAAAAGACGTTGTCGAATTTTGTAAACCTGAAAAAGTGCCTGCGCCACCAGTTGCAACAGTTGGTTCAACATAAGGGCCAGAAACATAAGTAATTTTTGACAAAAACGGCGACCAAATTTCAATGTTGCCTTGCAAACCGTTTGCTGACGGCAAACCAACCCGATTAAATTGGCCTGTATTATTGTCAGAAAAAACAGACGCAGCACCAGTTGAAAAAATTACGCGATTATATGCCGTGTAATAACCTGTAGTCGTTGCGCCTAATTTCAAGCCAATAATAGATGAAGCACTTGCTACGCCACCGCTTAAAACAATTTTGTAATTGTCGTAAGTTGCACTAAACGCACTAGAAACCGTAACGCTTGCAACTGCAGAACCGATAGTTGTAGAACTAATCAAAGTTAGACCGTTGGAAATTGCGTTAATCCATGCGCTACCGTTATAAACCTGCAGGGTGCTAGTTGCTTCAATGTAGGCGTACTGGCCTTGTGCAAGCACCTTTTCGCCAGCACCACCAAAGGCTGCGTCACGAGTAACCGTGGTTGCAAAAACGGGAATACCCGTGTTTATTTCCGTTTGTTGTGCAGCGGTTAAGACTTGACCGGCTGTAAAACTTGGTACTGCTGTTTGTGCGTTCGCGCCCATGTAGTTAGTTTACGCTAAAACTGGCTGTGGGTCTTGTATATCAAGTTTTCCGTAAATTGGGTCATTTAGCACAAACTCGTAGACGATCACGGTAGGCGCCGTGTAGTAGGTAACGCGATGCCCGGTCACAAAATCTAGGCGATGCTCGATGCCTTCTACGCTTAATTCCTGTGCTACCTCACCGCCAGCAATGGTGTTGGTTATGGTGATCGTGTCACCAATGTCTATTAAGGCTAGGTTTTCGCGCTGTGCTGTGGTGAGCATCAGGTAATCGGTTTGTACGCCGGTAAACGTGGCGTCGGGTTCACCGACTAGCAGGTAACTGGCAAGCGTGGCAGCTGCCGCGTCGTTATGTAGCAGGCTGTCACCGATGCTTACCGTTTGGATTAGGTATTTTGCTTGGCTGGCTAGATCGTCGGCAACTTCGGGGCTTGTGGCGCCTAGTCGCTGAACGCTGGCGCGGTTCACGATCTGATCGGCGTTATAGGTTATTGCCAAATTGTTGTACGGGGTTTGGGTGCCGTCATCGTGGAAATCGGCCACACTACCGCTAAGGGTATTGCCTAGTCGAGGGTCACTATTAAGCACCCCTGAACGCGACATGAAAATACGGCCTTGCTCGGCAGCTTGTATTTGGTCTATGTAAGCCTTTACGTTTGTGCCGTTAGGGATTGTGTACGCGCTAGCACCGCCAAGGGTTTGGGTACCGGTAGAAATGTCACGGCTTAACGCCGGGTAAGCAACCTCGGGTAAATCCAATACCGCTGTTAGCCGAACGCTACTTAGTTCCTCGGATACGTTAAATTCGTTCATTACGGTTTGGGCTAGTAAATAGAAATCATCCGCGCAATAAACGGTAACCGTATTGTTTCCGCCTAATTCATATTGGTAATCATAATTGACGATCTGACCAACAAATAATGGCACATAGGTATTAGTGCTGTCGTAACGCCCAAACGAAACGCGGCGCAATGGGGCAAGCGTAAACTGCCCTGCAGGGTCTACGAACGGGCTAGACGTATACAGCGGGTTTAATATGCCGCCAGCAAGCGTGTCGTCGAGGGTAAACGTCATGGTACCGGCGCTGAACTGATCGCCTATTTCCCTACGCCCACGGTTAACGCTTATGCCTTTGCTGTATTCCATCATTGGCGCAAACTCGGTTAGACCATCTAGCACGTACTCGGTGCCATTTAATAGGCCACGGGTCGCGCTATCCAAAGTAAACGCATTGAGCATAAACCCGGTATCTATGAATAGTTCATAGTCTCCGCTGGCAACTACCGAGGTAGCCATTATGCCACCGCGATATTGGCGGGGCCTGCCGCCCTGTTGTATGCGCGTATTGAGTTAATGATTACCTCGCCAGTTTGCGCGGTAGGCACAAGGCTTGACAAGTTAATAGTTATGTTGCCACCACCCGGCATACCCATATCGCCACCTACCTGCATTGGAGTTACCGAGGCTACCTGTGGGCGTGTGATTGCTTCGCTGAACCCCGCGCTAATGCCTTTAATGTCAGCAAGTTTCAGACCCTTAGCCTTAAGCCGTTTTTGTGCCTCATCAAATGCCGCCTCGACACCCTGCAAATATGACTTGGCGTTATCTACGCCAGCCCCAAACCATGCCGTAGCAGCCTGTTGGCCGATGGTTGCAGCTGCGTTATCGGCAGCTTTAACCAGTTCGTTGGTTTCGTTAATAGCGCCAACACCGCCAGCAATTAGTTCGGCTGCAATAGCCGCGCCGCTTTCCCCGCCCGCGTCTAGCACGGCCTGTAATGACTCTTGGCTTAAGCCCATGCTCAACAATGTTTTAACGTCGTTGCCGTACTTAACAATGCCGGCTACCTGATCGCGCAAACCTTGTAGAAATCCTGCGCCTGTTTCATCGCCAGCGTCTTTAGCGTCAGCAAAACTAAACGCGTCTTTAATGCTGTCGCTTACGTTGGTAGCGAAATCATCAAACGCTACTTGTGCATCCTGTAACTGTGTTTGTGCATCCTCGAGCGCGGCGCTTAGGTATTTCTTTAGCGCTTCGCTTGCCTCTTTAATCTTGTCGGCCATGCCCTTGGCAGCGTTACCCGCACCCTCAAGTTTTGGTGGCAAGGTTCCTAGGCCGTTATTTATTTCGCTAAGTTGAGGCCCAAACGGTTTAATGGTTTCCACGCTTGTTTTAGTGGCAGCCTTAAACGCTAGGAACGCGCCCGCTGCAACTACAAGCCCGGCAGCAATAGCGGCAGCACCAACACCTAGGGTTAGCGCGGTGTTAGCAGCTGCAGCCGATGCAGCAAGTGACCAGTTAAGCGCGGTAGTAACAATGGTTACAGCGTTGGCAATTACTTGCGCGGCCTTAAATCCGATAAGCGCGGTAGCAATGGCAGCAATGGCGGTACCTACGGCAAGCAATGTGCCTACGTGGTCTTGCGCCCAATTACCAAAAGTAATGAGGTATGGCAGTACCGCTTCAACGGCTGGCAAAATAGCCATGCCGATTGCCTCTGCGGTTTCACTTAACGCAATACCTAAGCGCTTAAATTTGCCCTCTGCCGTGTTCGCTGCAACCGCTGCAGACCCGCCAAACGTGCGCGACAACTGCGCCATAACCTCATCGAGGCTGGCACCGTCTTTAATCATTGCGTACAGCTGCGGGGATAACTGGCGCAACGCCCTAAAGTTTCCGCCATACGCCTTGGATAGCGCGTCGCTAACTGTTGCTAAATCTGTGCCAGTACCTGCCGAGACATCAAGCGCCAAGTTAAGCGCATCATTAGCGGTAGATAAATCCTGTGTACCTAAAACGAGTGAGGCAAGCGCGGGCCTTAACTGATCGTCGGCGACGCCTGTTTGCATAGCCATAGCACTAATGGATTTTTCGGTAGCGCTTATTTGTGCATCAGTTGCACCAACGACGTTTTGCAATGTTTTGGCTAGTTGGGCTTGCGCCGCGCTGTCCTCGATAGCGGCTTTAACGCTGTAGCCAGCGGCAGCGGTAAGCGCACCTAACGCGGCAACGGCTGGCAGAAATGCTTTACCCGCAATGAACCCGGCACGCTCGGAATTAGTCTCAAGTTTCTTAAGTTGGGCAATGGCTTTAGTAAACCCTGAACCGTCAAGGCTGCTAATAATCGGTATGTTAATTGCCACGAGTAAACCCTAATTTTCTGTTAGTGCGCCGGGCAACGTCGTTAATTACTAACTCTACTTTGGCTTCCACGGCTTCACGGTTATTAGTAACGGCTTTGTCAATGGCTCGAGGTTGCGCGCCTGCGTCAGATTGTGCCTCAAGGTTTGTTACAAACAGG